GCTGCACAACTCGGACATACCTTTAACGAAACCCTCTCTGATGGATTGGGTTTGACAGGCTGAGAGATTGACATGCTGTAACAAGCAAGTTCCACGTGAGGGCAAGTAAACCTCAAGACAGACGTTGCCATAAATTCTTTCTCCGTTTTTATCGTGTTTAATTTTGTTTAACCATATGTCACCAGATTTGATGCCATATAATAGTGCGTCTTTTACTTTATTTTTTGCAACTTTCCATTGAGCTGGGGTAAGATCGACGCATCTTTTGACCCATGGTAGTTCTGAACGAGGAGTAGTAATGAAGTCAAGGATGTCAGGATGATCAATATCCAAATGTAAAACAATCGCTCCATTTTTGTAGGTACCACCTCTGCGTAGTATTTCGTTTAGTGTTGAGTATATTTTTCCAAAGGATACAGGACCAGATGCTGTTAATCCACGTCCGTTATCGGCTCCTTTAGGTCTTAGCTTAGATAAATGTATTGCACACCCAGCCCCATTTCGAAGGGCATGTGATGCAAATCTCCAGCTAGCCTCTATGCCATCTGGACCCTCCATAGAGTCCTCGACAACAAATACAGTACAGCTCACTGGAAGTCTTGATTCTGGGTTATCCAACCATGATTGGACCCGACCAGTGCGGGAGATTAATTCTGTCATTTATATTAAATCCATTAATGTTGGTGGTTTATAGTCTGGTCCTTTAAGAACCTTTCCATCTTCTCGGTAAATAGGTTTACCATCTTTACCTAATTTTGACATGTTACTTACATGTACTCTGTCTAATGCTTCATCTAAGAACCAGCCCATGTTCTCAGCATATTGGTAGCAAACATAAACTAAGTCTGCTAATTCTTTCAGAGCTTCGCTTGGGTAATCTGGGTGATTATGCCATAACTCTCCTTCAGCTTCAAGAAACTCTTTAAATTCCTCTACGATCAGATTCTTCTGATAGGTACGTTGTTTCTTTGTAGGGGAATTCTTTAGGTTGTATTTGGATCGGAATTCCTTCGCCTGACTGGATAAGAAAGTTTTCTTCATGGTGGAGTTCGTTTTGTAAATAGTGAATAGCTTTTTCTAAATCTTCACATCGTTTCAGCTGGCCTCCTTTATAACCAGCTCTGCAGATGTATTTTATGGCATTGCCTAGATGGAAGTTTAGCTCTTGGTCTCGGATGAAATCCCATACTTCGATGCTACCTCTCCTATAATATTCCATTTTTGTACTACGTTTGTGAGTGAATTTCCTAATACAAAGTTTTGTTTTTGTAGTGCAAGTAATAATGTTATAATTTCTTCTTTATTCTCATAATAATTTTCACGAGCTTTATCGCTCACTACCCTCATTATGAAGTCCTGCTCCATCGTCAATTCGGTAATCGGGGCTGGGAGTCCAAAGTCTAGGCTCTTGTTTTTCTGTGTCATAATCATCAATGGTTAGTATTTTAGCCAGCCTAGCGTTGAGGATAGCATCATATTCAGTGAGACCTTTATCTGTGAAAGCTTTGATAACTGTTTTCCAGCTGTATCCCTCTTTATTGAATAGAGTTTCTGCTCTCTTAACTCCAATTCCAGGGACTCCGCCATATCCATCAGTTTGATCTCCAGAAAGACACTGGATAAGGTGCCAAGCTCTTCCGCCGTTAGGGGTGACA